AATGACTGGTAATATTTCTCTCTTGAGTAAGTTAAGAGAGATACCAGTAATGACATTAAAATATGTTGTAACCAATCAGTCATTATATGTATAATAATTAATAATAATTAATAATAATTAAATTTCATTAGGATTATAAGAAAAAATTAGACCAATATTTAAAAACGATATTTTTTCAAAAATAAATTCTTTCATATCATCCCATTTTTCAAATACTTTTAATTCATTATCATAATAAAGTTTAAATATATTTGATTCTATTAAAATATCAACTTTATTAATAATACATATAGTGCAACTATTTATTTTTAACGCTTCAATTAAAGAATCTAAATTTAAAAAATTACATTGACGTCTGCGTCCAGTTGTAGAACCATATTCATGACCTAAATCGCCGATTTTATTTAGTTCCTCATTATATTCTTCTGGTTGAAATTTCATTGTGCCAACATATGTATCATATGCTTTTGATACGCCATAAATCTCTCTAATTTTTTTTATGGGAATACCAGTTTTAATTGCTCCTGCGATTGTACAAGTTGATGATGTACAATAAGGATAATGATTTGTCCAATTAATGTCAAGTTCAAAACCTTGCGCTCCTTCCATCAAAATACTTTTAACATTATTTTTAATAAAGTCTGAAAACCAAAATTTACGCATATCAACAATTTGAATACCTAATTCTTCAAAAAAACCCTGAAAATCTTCTACGCGTTTACCAAGACGTAACATTTTTTGCGAATATGTAGGACCAATTCCCGAACCAGTAGTTCCGATCTTATTATTCTCTCTATCATATTTAATACATTCTTCAGTAATTATGTGACAAGCTTTGCTAATAAATAATCTATCTCGTATATTAAATCCTTTTTCTATAAGTTTATTAATTTCATTTTTTAAACGCTCTAAATCAATTAAACAATCGCTCGAAATTAAGTTATAAACGTTTGGTAATAAAATACCAACAGGTAACTGATGAACCACATATTTATTGCTATTATCATAAATGGTATGTCCAGCGTTACCTGAACCATTAAAACGAACACATAAATTATAATCTTGTTTTTTTAACAAGTCATACACAACTTTTCCTTTTCCTTCATCGCCAAAACTACAACCAACAACTATATCTACTTTTTCAATCATATAATTAAAATTATAATTTATTTATCTGAAAAAAACGGATTAAATGTAAAAACCGATGGTTTATAAAATTTATTTATTATAATTAAATAAACTTAAATACTTATTTATAAATTAAATATACGATGAAAATATTAGATGATATAAAATTGGACTTTACTGATGTTCTTATAATACCAAAACGTAGTCAATATTCATCGCGTTCTGAAGTTTCTCTCGAGAGAACATTTAAATTTAAATATTCTCCTTATACTTGGACCGGTGTTCCTATTATGGTTAGCAATATGGATACGACTGGAACTATTGAAATGGCACTTGAATTACAAAAACATCAGGTTCTAACTTGTTTACATAAATATTATAATAAAGATGATTTAATCAATAGGGGACTAGACACAGATTATTTTGCTGTTTCTACTGGAATAGGTTTAAATGATTTAGAGAATTTGGATATAATTGTTAAAGAGATTAATCCTAAATTTATTTGTATTGATGTAGCGAATGGATATATGACAAAATTTATAGAATCATGTAGATTAATTAGAGAGAAATATCCTGATAAAATACTAATTGCTGGCAATGTTTGTACGTCGGAGGGTGTATTAGAACTTGTAATGAATGGTAAAGTTGATATTGTTAAGGTTGGTATAGGAAGTGGAAGTTGTTGTACCACTAGAAAACAAACAGGAATAGGTATGCCTCAATTAAGCGCTGTAATCGAATGCGCCGATACTGCTCATGGTTTGGACGCACATATTATTAGTGATGGCGGTCTTCAAGTTGTAGGCGATTTCGCTAAAGCATATGGCGCCGGAGCGGATTTTGTAATGAGTGGTTCTATGTTCGCCGGTCATACTGAATCAGGTGGTGAATTAATTCACGATACTAATTCTGAAGGAGATATAATTAAGAGTTGGAAAATATTTTATGGGATGAGTTCAGATACTGCTATGAATAAATATAGTGGTGGAGTAGCCAAATATAGAAGTAGTGAGGGTAAAACAGTTAAGATTGAATATCGTGGACCAGTTGAAAATACCATTTTAAATATTCAAGGTGGCATTCGTTCAACTATGACTTATATTGGAGCAAAAAAAATTAAAGATATTCCTAAATGTACAACTTTTATTCGAGTAAATAGACAATTAAATACAATTTATAATGGCAGAGAAGTATAAAAAAAATTGATACATAAAAATGAATTATTAGAAAAGACATAATTATTATAATATGTTACAAAGATTATCGAGAAACTTTATTAGAATGGCGGAAGAAGCAATCCAAACTAAAATAGCATTAGATACATTTCCTAATATTTCTGTAGAATATTATGAAGATATTATAAAATGTTGGGAAGAAATAAATAAATCAGAAGACGATAACAATTATTCATACTTCGCTTCGAATGCGGGAGGTTATATAAGTTTTGGATTTTATAAAAGTGTAAATAATAGTATATACATTATTGAAGTGTATTTAAATAGCGAAATTAATAATATATATAACCCTTTATTAGTTGTAAATGATGTAAAAAATTTCTTAAATAAATATGCTATAAACAACAATATGCCATAAATTTTATAAATATCATAAATATTATAAAAAAATTATTTTTATAATATATGAAAATAGTTATTAGAACAGTTTTATTTCATATATTATGTATTATATTTTTTGCGTTAATATATTCATATCTTTCAGAACATTTTCAAAGTACTAATAGAGAGAAAAATATTAAGTATAACAATTTTATAGATTTTTTATTGTTAAGTACGACGATACAAGCAGGTGTAGGCATATCAGAGTTATACCCTGTATCATTTTATAGTAAAATTGTTTTGATGATACAAGAAGTATTATTAATTTTAACTCACTTAATAACTCTATATATTTTTACTCTATAATAAATCTTAAATAACATAAATAACATAAATAATATATTTAAGAGATAAATACATTATTAATTATTATTATAATGAATATTATTAATAATAAATATAAATTAATTGAAAAGATTGGCGAAGGTTCATTTGGTTTAATATATAAAGGACAAAATATTCGAACAAATGAATATGTTGCAGTAAAAGTTGAACCAATAAAACATCAATTAAAACTCTTAAAAAATGAATCAAATATTTATCAATATTTAAATGGTTGTATAAATATTCCTTCTGTAAAATGGTTTGGTAAAGATGAAATTAATTATTATATGGTAATAAATTTGTTGGGTGAGTCTTTAGATAATTTAAAAAAAAGAACTGGTACTTTCTCTCTACGATTAATTTTGAAAATAGGAATAAAAGTTATATTTTTATTAAAAATGATACATGATAAAGGATTGATTCATCGCGATATAAAACCAGATAATTTTTTATTTAGTTTAAACAATAAAAAAGATATATATTTGATTGACTTTGGTTTTTGTAAACCATATTTAAAAGATGGAAAACATATTGCTTTGAAAACGACAAGTAATATAATAGGAAGTAAAACATACACAAGCGTAAATTCACATAATTTTATGGAATTAAGTAGACGAGATGATTTAGAATCATTAGGATATATGTTAATATATTTTTATTTAGAGAGATTACCATGGCATAGTATTCAAATAAATGATGTTATTAAGGAAAAAAAGGCAAATATTTTTAATGATATATTGTTACCTAAAATAATGGTAGATTACATGATGTATATAAAATCATTGGAATTCGAAGGAACGCCTAATTATAATTTACTTATAGATATTTTTAAGAGAGAAATAACCGAAATAGGTTAAATTGAACAAATATATTTATTATGTATTATAAATGTCATCAAATAAATATGATAAAATGAATGAATTTATAGTTTCTGTTTTTAATGTATTCAAAATGGTCAATAAAAAGTCTGAACAAATGGGTGATAAAAAAATGAAAATGATAGCCTTAGTAATTTATAATTATGTAAGGAAATTAGCGAAAGATAATGACTATAATTTAAGGGAAATAAATGAAACAGATACTATTAACTTAATCCCTATTTTTGAATATATTAATTATAACAATATAGAATTATATGATTTTACAAAAATTCAAATGACGGATGTCGATTTATCTAGTAATGGAGATTTAGAGAGATTTGTATTAAGTCATATTTATTATATAACTCAAAAATAAAATAATAATTTTAATTAAAACTATATAAAGATTATTTAATGTTTAATATTATAAGAAAATGTCAAATAATAAAGACACTGTTTCACCTTCACAACACTTAATTGGCCGTGTTAAGTGGTTTAACAATAAGGCAGGTTATGGTTTTATTACTGTAACAGATGGTTCTCGCGCAGGCACTGATGTATTTGTTCATCATAGCGTTATTTCTGTTGAGAATCAGCAATATAAATATCTAGTCCAAGGAGAATATGTAGAGTTCGAACTAGTAAAGACTGACTCGAAAGTTCATGAATGGCAAGCGTCTAACGTAAGTGGAATTAATGGTGGAAAATTGATGTGCGAAACTAGACGCGAATTAAAGATCGCAAGAAACGAATATAAGACATCGAGAAGCGAACAACATACTTCTAATGAAGTATCTAATACGCGTCCAAGAGAGCAACCCAGAGAAACCCAACCCAGAGAAACCCAACCCAGACAAAGAACCAGCGCACCAAGAGTTCGTGGCGAGGGTCCTAGAGAAAGTGATAGTAAGGAGTGGAATTTAAAGGAAAGAAAACCTCGTAAAAACTCTTCTACTCAAGGAACAACATCGCAATCTAAAAAAGCGTAAAATTATTTATAATTTAGAAATTTAATTATTAAATATTTAATTATTTAATTATTTAATAATTTTAAAAAACTTAATTTGTAATACTAATATATATGGATAAGCAGGATATAACTGATGTTAAAATGGGAGGCGCAAAAAGAAAAAATGGACATAAATTAAGTTGTACATGTCATATATGTGAAAATATTAAAAACAAAGCAAAAAGAGGTGGTTATGAAGAGGACGCTGAAAAAGAAAAATTAAGACGTATGGGTGGTTCAAAAAAGAAAAATGGACATAAACCAAATTGTAATTGTCCTATTTGTAAAAATATGCGTAATGCAAATAAAAAAAGTAAAAAAAAGCATACCTATAAGGGAGGTGATGAAGAAATGGATACTGAAATTATTATCGATGAAAATGATAATAATGACGAAATTAAGGATGATATTGAATCACAAAGCGCTGGTCGTAAAAAAAGAAAGACAAGACGTAGACATTACCGAGTATCTCATAAAGGAGGTGATGAACAACCTACAACTGACATTGATGTCACAATAAATGAAGACAAAAAGTTAAATGAAGAACCAGCGTCTGAAGAAGATTATGATAAAATAGAGAATACAATGGGAGGTTCTCGCAAAAATCGCGGTTCCAGAAAATCAAACGGTCATAAAATGAATTGTAAATGCCCTATTTGTAAAAATATGAAACGTTCTAGACGCAACAAAAGAAATTAAAATATTTATTATTTATTTTCATAAACTAATTTAAAGTTTATTTGATTAATAAAAATAGAGATGTCAAATATTTTAAGTGTTGAACAAAATAATGAACCAAATGTTGTTGATTTATTTGAACAATTCGAAGGAATTGTTAATAGTTTAAGTACAATGAAAATTCAAATAACTAATTTACAGCAGAATCTAAAATTACTTGAAAAAAATGTAAGAAAACAAATGAAAGGATTAAGACGTGAAGCAATTAAAAATAAAAATAAAGGCAATAGAAAACCGTCTGGATTCGCAAAACCAACAAAGGTCACAAAAGAACTATGTGAATTTATGAAAAAGGAGGAAGGTACCGAAATAGCTAGAACAGAGGTTACGCGAGCATTAGTTGCTTATATTAAAGAGAATAAATTGGAAGACACAAACAACAGTAAAATAATCTCTCCCGATAATAAATTAAAAATTTTATTAGGAATAGAAGATGGTGAACAACTAAATTATTTTAATATACAAAAATATATGAATAAACATTTTGTAAAAAACGCTGAGATATAATTAAAAAAATTGAATATATATTATAATATTTATTAAAAGTAATATAATATATTAAGTAAAATGTCTATTAACAAAATAGTTGAAGAACTAGATAAAAAGATATTATTTGAAGATTTTGTAAATACAGTAGATGAATATATGAATGTTAAAAATGAAGTCCAAAGAGAGAGAAATTATATTCATAGAAACAGATGTATGGAACAAATAATTAATATGTCAAAAGAAGAATTTATACAAAAATTATTAACTAATAAATTACCTGATTTTATTCGCGCAGATGTCCAAGATAAAGATTACATTAAATTATACAGAGACACAAATAGTTTAGCAGGTCCAGATTATGCGTATAATCATCGCGAGAGATTAAGAACTATTAATTCAATTGAATATAAAAGATTTCCTAATTGCTTTCCAGAAAAAAGAAATTATATATAAAAATATTGTAAATAAAATTGATATTATTTTTATTAGATTAAATAAGATTAAATTTAATAAAAAACAATTATGAACTTTTATAAAAGTAATAGATATACTTTATATTTAAATCACTGTAAATTTCCAAGTAATATTAAAGAATGGAATTTAAAATACTTAACAATTCAAGGTGGTCAATTAAATTTATTGCCTGAAATGCCTGAATCACTATATGAATTGACTATAATAGAAAGTGAAATAGTAACAAACATAAACATTCCAGAGACAATATCTTCATTAACATTTATAAATGTAATAATACATCCAGATATATTTTATAATATTTTGGAAAACTTAAAATATAAATTGGAGAGTTTATTCATAAAAAATATAAAAATTAACAATTTACCTGTTTTACCTGATTCTTTAAAATATTTGCAATGTATTAATTGCGGATTAAGTAATATACAATATTTGCCGAATAATTTAAATAGTTTTAACTGTAGCGTAAATAACTTGACAGAAATACCTAATTTAAATAAAAATAAAAAACTTATATTTATGAATTGTAGTAATAATTATTTAACTAAATTACCATTTTTACCGGATAATATTGAATATTTAAATTGTAACAATAATAAAATAAGTTATATTCCAAATATCCCAAAAAAAATTATAAGATTTGATTGTCAAGAAAATAATCTAATATATATACCAGATATTAATGATGAACATTTACAATATTTACATGATTTAGATAGGAATACAGACCATAATATACGAATAAATATTAATATATCTAAAAATCCATTATGTAAAATAATTGGTAGTGAAAAAGATATAATAATTATAGATCATCGTTATCAAATGGAAGGTGTATTAGAACTAACACATAATTTAAACATTGAATATGATAAAATTAAAAAAATCAAAACTTTAAATAAATTTAGATATAATTATTACTGTCTCAAATTAAAAAAAAAGTTTAGAGATATCTTATGGAAAAATATAAGAGAACCAAAAATTATAAAGAAATATTCGCCACAAAATTTATTATTATTTTTGAGTAATAATGAAACAGATGAAGATATTTATGAACTTCTTGAAAACTGGTAATTAACGCCGGACAAAATATCATTTTAATTTTATTTTAAATTGGTTTTTAACGGAATTATTTTGAATAGTTTTTAAATTATGTTCAATAATAGTTTGTATTTTTTTATTTCTATTACTAATTTCCTCATTAATTACGTGATTATGTATTATTCTTTCAAAATTTTTTTCACCGGATTTAGCTTTCATAAATATTTCTCGCCTTTTTTTTGAGCAACAACTACAAAAACACCCATTGTCTACATAATGTTCAAGTTGTATATCATTAATATATTGATTTTCTAAACATATATTCATATAGAAATTATATTCATAAACTGAATAAGGATAAAAAACATCGCATAACTTGTTTTCCCAATAGTTTAAATAAACATTTCTCTCTTCTTCATTATAGTAGAAGTTTAAAAATTTACAAGATTTAATAATATCGAAATAATTTTTTGGTAATTTATATTCCTTTTTAAAACGTTTATATAAATCACCTATTTCTTTTTTATCAGTGCTATAATCAGTAATTAAAACTATATCTGTGTTTAATACTTTAGAGAGAATATTATCCCATAGTTGAGAATCACATAATCTTATTTTTATGTATTTAATATTATTAATAACCTGTATTGTATATTTATTTGTAAAATCAAATGGTACTGGATTTTCTATATTAAACTTTTCAAAATAATGGTCTCCATTTTCTAAGTGTGGAAATAATTTATTAAAACGGTCACTTACTCTTTTAATTGAATACTTATTTATGTTCGATTCTGAATTATTAAAATGATAAGGAGATATTTTTTCAAAAAATTCTGACATTTTTCTCTCTATAGGTGTTCTATAAACATCAATAACATAAACATTTTTTCCTTGTTGAGAGAGAAAATTTATAATTTCGTTAATTGTTATATTATCTATACCAGACAGAACACTTAACATGACTTCATCATGAATATGTATTATATTAAAACTTTTTCCGAGTGATATTCGTAAAGACGAAACTAGTGTTGTTGAACCAACTTTGGGTGGTGTATAAATAAAAATATAACTATTTGTATTAATATTAAATATTTTTTCTATACATTCAGAAATTTTCTGGTTATTCATGAAATATATTATTAAATTAATATATAAAATTTAATTTATATATTTTATTATTTGTGAAAAAAATATATATGAAGAATTTATTTTTATGATGAGTTAATAATTCTTAAATAGCGATGAAGTGAATAAACTTATAATACTCCATCATCATTATGATTTAACATAGTAATTTCTTGTGAATAATCTTCTAGAAAACCAGGACAAGAACATAAAGTTCTTGGTGCGACTTCAATATGTAGGTGTGGTGTAATATATTTGAACCCGCCACATAATACACAATTAATACAATCAAAATATATTTCATAACCATATCGCAAAAACCAATTACCATAAAATTCATATTCAGAACGCACTGAAAATAAATTAAAATTATTTATTAATTTATTTTTTTTATTGCGTGAATCTAAATATATATGATCAACAAATAAATAATTTTTTATATCATTTCGAAGATCAAAACATCTTCTATTATCTAATAACTTATTAATTAATAATTGTTTTTCAAGACAAAGTTGATAGGTGTTCATATTGTTTAATTAAAATTAAAGAGAGAAAAGTAAATCAATTTTTATTAATTAAAAAATAAAAAAAGAGTGTAGATCGCAAAGTCGGACCATAACTCAGTGAGTGATTGTTAGTTTACAAAGAAGAAAGTTAATTAGTATACAAAGTGTTGTGAGTGGCGTAGTCGTATGTTAAAAGGTCAAGTTGTTTATCAATAATAGGAAGTTTAGCGAGGTCCAAAGTGGTGAAGGAGTAGTCATATAGAGATTC